GTAAAGGTCACTGTCGTTCCATCTGGCTTGGTCAGAATGATTGTGGAATCTGCTGCGATGTTAGAGAAGTCAGTAACAGTAATTGTGCAAGTCGATTCATTTGCTAATGTTCTTTTGACAACCGTATAGGTCACAGGAACATCTGCATCTTCGACATTCACATCTTGAAAACTCCCGTCTGTTGTTAGCAAACTTGGGGCAATCACGGATTGAGAACGTAAAATTGAAAATGCTGCTATTGAACCATCGCCTGAATTAACAAGCATCAGCAAATCCCCTTCATCCACATTGGTTCCACGCCTCATTGCCATTCTGGTTGGCGTTTGCAGTAAATGCGAACTTAACAAGCTCACATCATTTGACACATAGCTGCCTTCAACATCCTGAAATAAAAATTCTCGCAAGGCCTTACCTCCACGCTGAAGATGCAGCGTTCCTCCTTCGGTAGTTAAAGGGCGTGTTCCAGATTGTGTGCCTCTTCGTGTTGATGGTTTGAACAGAAAACTCGTAGGAGTTAAAGGCTCCCCATCCGTTTGTGGCACAACAAATTCTGTTCCTGTAGTAAACACCTGTAAGTCTCGACCTGACATGACTCCCACACAAGCATTTACTTGGTCTGTATCTATTGTTGCCTCCAGACCTTCATCATCTAAAGACTGCCCTGAATCAAAATTAAAGAAGTCACCAACACGAGAGCCCCAAACTGTTGTGGGTAAACTTTTACTGCCACCAATTATCAGCCGCCCCTCGTGAAAAGTAGCTGACCGAGGCCATCCCCTGGTTGAACTCCACGCATCCTCATAGCCTGCCTCTAATGTCCATGCTCCCGAAGCAACGGCTGTTGTTGAAAAAAATGGAATTTCTGTTACGCCTTTTAAAACTGTTGTGGATGTAAAGCCTGTAATTTTTACACGACCAAAATTATCATTTACCTGGATATATTGATTGACATTTCCACTTGAAAAGACAGTAGCACTTGCCGTCAAAGTGATATTCCCCGTCACCGCACTTGGTGTTAATGTCGCTGAAGGAGTGCTTTCCGATAAAGTAAAGGCATATTTTGGAATAAAATCAAAAGTTATATCGCTAACTGTCCAGGTTGCATCATTAGCTCCTCGAACAATCTTTAAAGGCTGCATAGTTTCTTCAAACAGCAACAATGTATCAGCACTTTGTGTCCACCACAGGTTGTTTAAACGAGCACTGGTTATTCCATCAGTGACACCTGAAACACTGGAGGAGCAATCTAAAAAGTCATTACCTGTTCCATTAATGTTTGTGACCTGAACACCCTCTTTAAAAATGTAGGCACGAGAGCCCGAAAACAAAAACATATAGGTTTGGGTGGTGGAGAAAACAAACGGACATAACCTGACACCGCTTTCAGGTGTTGCTGCAGAAGGAACAGTAAAAACAAATTTTAATCCAGGTCTGCGTTCAATCGTGCCTTGAGGTTTACAAATCACATTACGAGCTCGCTCTAGTGCTGACTCATATTGTTTTAAATCTATCCGACCACGAAGCTCAGGATTAATTTCACCAACTGCAAAATTTGTCTGAACCTTGATAACTCTACCCATATTTCACCCTGCCATTCGGACTGAGACTAGTGGGTAATCTCCAATGTATTGTGTGGCTTTTCCCTGACCATCAATATTACTTGCCTGTCTAAAATATCCCCCTCGACCCCCATCTGATTGAGTGCCTATGGTAATTCTTTCCCAATGGACAGCCTTACTAATTTGATCGGTTACAGGTTCGGCTAAATGCCATGCCATTGCATATTTTAAAAGCTGGATAAAATATGAGGGCATTTCCTGCTCCAACGGAATAGCCTGGTAGTCGATTGTGATTTCTTCATAGTCAGTCAAAACTGCTCTTTCGTAAATTTCCCACCCTCCTGTAACGGGTTGAGCCCCTACAGCACTTGACGCAAAAACAGCTCTTGGAACACCTGTTAAACTGTCAGAGGCCATAGGATAGGCATAATTCCATTCATTGATCGGAGCTGTTGCTGAACGTTGTAAATCACTTTTTTTGATAGAAAATGACCAAGGAGCCATACCTAACATCATGGCTCTTACGTCAGGATAAATCGCTTCACAAATTCCTGCCTGCGTACTGCCATCTGAAAAAGATGAAATGGTATTTTCTCCCAAAAGATTTAGTGCATGGCTGCAAATAGATACGTCTGTGTCATTAATAGCCATTAGTAACTCCTAAAAAGGTGTGACCAGGAGGTTAGGGAGGTTCGGAGAGCTGGAGAATCCTCCTGGTCACTTCTGGGGCTAATCTGAGTCTGTTGCTGAAACGGCTGTGCCGTCTCCAACATCCACTACCCCACTTGCATTGGAAACCACTGGGTGAAGTGAGTAGGTACGTGTTCCTCCGGTTGAGGCATGGACATAAATTAAATCGCCCACTTTCAATAAATCCGAAGCACTATTAAAATAGCCACTCGCGTCAATGTCAGTCTTTGCATCTGTGCTGGTATAAGACCATATCTGAGGTGCATTTCCTGCTTTTGATTGACCACCTATAGGTTGTAATCCTGCTTCTGCGTAAGCCATTTAAAGTCCTCCTATTCGCGGCAAGTTAATTGGACAATGCCTTCAGCATCAATCGCCACGGCCCCTGCACTAAGCATACAGTTTGTCAACCATGAAGCCTTCTCAGGAACATAGTTAATTTCCGTTTTGATTCCGATACCTTCAGCATAACCAATACTGTCTTTATGCCAGGCAAATAGGGTTCTGTCAGAACTGCCATCTATTGCAAGTCCTCCTTCATCCATGTCACCAAGCATAATTATTTTAAAGCCCATCCACGAATCTACGCTTCCATCCATAAGGTTTCTGGCGGTCACAAAATCCACAGAAGTTGCCTGGCTTTCACTTAACAGTGAAGCTAACGAATCTGCATGAACAACCATGTATCGGTCAGCAGCAGGCACGTTTTTGCCATCAAGCAGGCGTTTAGCCTCCCGAACTTTTGCAAAGTTCAGGTTAGTATTTGAACCACCAATACTGTTTGCAACAGTGAGTGATGTTGATGCAGCAGTTAAAGCGTCTAGCTTAATTTGGTCAGCTCTTCGGCCTATTGCATTTGAAACGACCTGAACCAGCTCGTTTCGCTCATCATAGTTCACTTTCTGTTGGTCAAAAATAGAGGTGTATTCAGGGGCAGCAAAATCGGAAAGGGTAGCAACTGCATTTGAGTGAGTCACATTTAGAGGCACGACATCGGTTTGTGGTATATGAACCGTTGCCGAACTTTTCCCAATTTTAGGAAACTGCACCGTTGAGCCGACTACACCTGTTCGGGTGCGGCAGCTTCCACCAAGTTTTTGCACAGATTGATAAGCCTGTTTGACTTCTGCAGCAAAAAGTTTGGTGAAATTTGTAGAGAGACTTACAGCCATTACAAACTCCTCGGTTTAAAGTTACGATTTATCGCCATCAGGGTTGGGAAAATCCGGCTGTGACTTGCGGCCTGCACCGCCATATCCAGCCAAACTCGAAACAGTGAGCGTAGGGCTAATAAGAAAATTTCATAGTTTTTGTATAATGTCAATTCCCTATTTCACTATTTTTAGTTTTTGATACATAGAATATAATAAATCTACCCTAGTCCTGGCATATGCCCGTCAGCTTTTGGGTTCATTTTTTCTAACTGTTCGTAGACTTTTTGCCGATAGCCTGGGTCGGTATTGTATTTAGGGTCTGCAATTAAACCTTCTAACTCCGCTTGAGTGATTACATCATTTGTGGAAGCATCTGCCTGAACAGGAATAGACTTCTCGCCATAATATTGCCTTAATCGCGTTAAAGCTCTTATCCCGCCTGCTGTGCCTCCCCAAACCTTAAACTCTTCAAAGTCATCAGGTGTCCAGGCTCCTTGATTAACCATGTTTTGAGCCCACTTAATATGACCATTAATAACCGCCTGACCATCAGGGCCGAGCTTTTCTAATTCTTGCGTTCTGTCGAAGGCTGCTTCTTCTTCTGTTTGTTCAGGGCGATTGGCCGCCACCATGCCCACAATAGATTCAAAATCATCTTGACTTAACCCCCTGTCTGCTGCGACTTTTTTAAAATTTTCAAGTAACGGGTCATCTTCTTGAACATTTCCATTCAAGAACTTTAGATCATACGCCCCCTCATCAGGAACAATATGTTTCCCATTCCGTAATTTTTTATACAATTCATTTTGGCTTTTAGCTAAACCCTCATAGTCAGCCCCCTTATCATCAGCCCAGAATCTTTCTGGTAGCCATTCAGGTTTCTCACCAATGCTTTCAGGGTCAACGTGTGCTAATTCTTCTTCAACACTTGGTGACTCTGCTGCAGGGTCAACTGCTGTGGCACTATCTAAAAGCCCTTCTGCGTTTTGTGTCTCCTGCACCTCTTCAGGTTGTGTGTTTTCATCCATCATGTGTTCCCCTTGCTCTTGCTGCTCTATGTATCATTTCTCTTATGAGTGTATTTTGCCCCTCTCTAAAAAAACCAAAATCAGTGTCATAGCCAGGGGCCCATGTTGGCTGTAACAAAAAATTATTTTCCAGCCATGAATATAAAACTTCTCCATCAGGCGTATCTAAAATATGCGCTAAAGCTCTGTCCACTTTACCCTGCTGGCTTTCTGTTTCTGGAACTGGCAAGGGGCTTTCGGCTTCAACGCCCTGCCACCCAGGAGCATTAATATCTATAATATCAGCCATGTTTAAACCGGCTGCTCTTCAACGGCTGCCTGCTGTTCGGCTGCCATCTGCTGTTCCTGTGCTCCAACTTGCATTTGCTGCTGCATCATTGCCTGTGCCTGTTGTTCCATTTCAGCTCTTTCCTCTGGCGTTGTGCGAAGAGGCATTGGCACACCTAGACGGTCTGCTACCCAATCCGCAATGGCTTCCATATTGACAGTCTGTAATCCTGCTGGCCCCATTTGTGTAGCTATTCCCATCCATTGCATAACATCTTGCACATCATCCATATTTTGAGCCTGTGCCAGAGGGGAGACAGGAACAACTTTAATTTCCTGGCCGTTAATCAACAGGGGTATTTTAGGTATAATTCCCGCCTCTTCCATGACTGTCATTGATCTCAAAACAACAGGAACCATTGTTTCTGAAATTAACCGCCCGAAAGCACTTCCTAAATTTGTTGCCAGTTCCCTCATGCGTTCTACAATTTCTGTGGCACTTCTTGCTGACATATTGTCAGGAGGCAAACTGTCATCAAGCAAGGTGCGTTTGATGTTCATGCGTAAATCCTGCAGGACAATCTGGGTTAATTGCAAATCCCCTGCTCTTGGCAAAGGCTGCAAAGACGGGCCTTGTGGCCCACCATTTCGAGCCACAGGCACAACTGCACCTGGAATAATCCGAATAGTTTGTGGATTTAAAACACCGTCATCAACGGCTGTATAGACACCTGAAATATTTAAACTTGCATTTTTTAAAAGAAGCTCAACGGTTTTGTTTAAACTTAAAATGTCATGCAAACAGGAGACAACTGGCCCTCTTCCAAAAATTTCACCACTCACCTTACTGTATCTGCTAACCACCCAGGGAGAACTTACAATATAACGATAGACCATCATTTCAGATGAGCCCTCACCGTCTTTGTGGCAAATGTAATAATCAAAACCCCCGTCTCGCTGATTAACAATCGTGCTTTCCTGCAGCTCCACCATTTCCTGCGGTTTATCTTCCAAAAGTGTTTTTAGTTTTTCAGGTAATTTAGCGTCAGGCCATTCTCGTGTAATATTTTCAACAGGCATTTTTATTTTGCGATACACATTTTCAACAACCCCATTCGGCCCTTCTTCCAAAGCGACATGATGTTGCGGAATAGCTCTAAAGTTAATAGGTCGTATGGCGTTTCCTGGCTGTATGAGCATCACACCCGTTCCCACGCACAAATCCATTAACATTTCGCCTAAAGCCAAATCAAAATTTGTTTGACGAAGTATTGTAAAAAAACGGTCTGTCAGCTCTTGGCATCCCTGATGCACATTTGCTTTATCTTCTTCCCCAATATCGGGCCCTGGCTGTAGAGCCATCCAGTGTTTATCAGGAGGGAAAAGTCCTGACTGAATACGGTTGGCAAATCTCTGAACACCATGAACGGCTGTGGAATCAAAAACTCGCCCTCCTTTGTTACGACCTGGAGTATTTCCTGACCAGGAACCGTCATAAAGGTTTCGTTGAGGAAGAGCGTATTCATAACATTGCTCGTATAAATCTCTCCAATTTTCTTTTCGTGACCAAGCAGCATCAAAGCGTTTTTTTATTTTCTCAACAGATTGCGAGGGTTTGCGTTTACGTGCCAAAACCTGATCTCCTAAAAACAGAGGATGCGCCTAATGATGTTGCTGCAGAAGCCCCTAACGTATCACTTGGAATAAGAGCTTCTCCACTAAGCAAAGGCCGACCTGAAATACGTCTTGCCCTATCCTGTGAGGCAATGTCTAAAGATGATGTAAATTTGCTATCACGCTCTGGAGAGCTTACTGGAGCTGGTGCAGTACTGGCTTTTTGTGCTGCAGGCGTAGCCTTACGCTTACGTGTTTCAGGCCCCCCTGGTCTACCTCCCCCCACTCCTGCCCCTGCCGCTCCTGACATTATACGGTTTCTCCTGTTTTCTTACGGCTAAATCCACCTGAGCCTAAAGAGGTTTGTGTTGGCACACCCAAATATGCCGATTCACTGTCAAGCAAAGGGTCTTGGCTTAACAAAGCTCGTTTGCCTAACATGCGCCTATTTCTTTTTCGTGCCTGCAGAGCTTCCTGGCTTTCGCGTTCCCTTGCCGCCACTCTTTCCTCCTGCTCCTTTTGCAGTTTGAGCAGTTCGGGGTCGGGGCCTGGAACTCTTGGAGCTTTTGGCGATGAGAGTATGCCGCCCATTCTTCAACCTTCCATACATAAAAAAATCCTTACCATCAGGGCCATATTTTTTTAATCGCCCTTCTTGTTCAAAATACAATGCTTCAATCCATTTTACACCGTGTCCATTTAGAGAATGGACAGTGCATTGCAATCTATTCAGTTCATATTCATCAAAAAACAAATCAAACATCTGTTTTGTAACTCTGTGAAAGGTGCGGATATATTTAGGTAATTCTTCATCTGTCAGCATCCAAATTTCTGCTACACCTTTCCATAAAGGGATAATACCAAAAGCACAGACAGGCTTACCCTGTGCCACACCACACCAGGCTTTGCCAATGTGCATATAGGCCTTCATAATTTCATCATAATTGGAAATATAATCTGGAAAAATACGGTCATATTTTCTTAAATTCATTAGCTTTAAAAGCAATGGATCAAAAGGAACGAGTTTTCTTTCTGTGGTCAAATCCAGATAATTGTTTAGAGCAACAATGTTATCAAGGTGCATAGATATCAAAATCCAATGTTGCTCGTGGAACAGTTTTCCAGGGAACAGGTCTACGTGTCATGCGTTTATGTTCGCCTCCTCCAAGAACCAAATACCCGTAAGCATCTCCGACATGGCTATGTTCGTTTTTGTTTGGCACATCTCTAAACCTTTCCTGACCCGCCCCCATAGAAACTCTCGAAAAATGATACCCTCCTGCCAAGGCTTTGCGAATACGCGCACATTTTCGGTCTATAAGCAGACCTGGTTTTTTGTCAATAAACCGTATCATGGGAGCAGCCATTGCCTCGCGTCTGGTTTTCCAATCGTTAGTTGCTGTAGGTCGTGCTAACAATCCAATGGACTGTAAATAAGCAAAA